CGGAATGCAGTGGGCGCTCAAGGACCCTCGCACTTGTATAACCTTTCCAGTCTGGCTTAAAATCTTCCCTGACGCGAAATTCATATTCCTTGATCGCAGTCAACAAGATACGCTTATAGGCTGGAATACTAAAGGCGACGATGGGTATTTCCCGACAAAGAAGCACTGGTACAGCAACTTCGCAATGGTTAAAGATGAGACTAAGAAAATAGTAATCCATTACGATGAACTCTCTTACGAGTTTGAGAAGACTGTGAAATTTCTGTGCTCCTGGTTCAATGTGAAAAAGCCCATCCCATTAATAATGAAGGAACTCTCTAAACTGTGGGTTCCAAAGTATAACGGCGTTATCGGCAAACCGACGGAAAAACCGGATAGGTTTAAAATAGGAAATATAGCCTTCAATGAAGATAGAGATGCATTTCCAAAACCTTAAGAGTTGTGTGCGGGAGGTTTCCATGTCTGAGTACTTAATCATTACAGCGCACCCAGATGACGAACTACTTTCTTGTGGCGGATTTATTAAACAGGGGACAGAAAACGGACATAAAATAACCGTGTGTTGCGTAACTGACAAAGGGACGTTCTGGAATAGAGCATTTGAGAGGTCCTGCCAATTGCTTGGCGCAACACATTACTTTAACCTTATGCTTCCGTTATTCAAGAACAGGGACACCAGAACACTCGCTGAAATAGACACGGAGGTTGTTGCAGACGTCGTAAGGAACTCTAAAGCAAGATATCTCATAACGCACCACTTGGATGGAGACATTGATTTTCACGAGCAACATAAAGCAATTGCGGCAAATAAAACAATACGGAAACACAAACATGCTGGCTTTGTTGGTTTGCCGCGAGTAGGTTTGAAGCCTTCTCACCACATGTACTCCTGGGCAAAGGCTAGAGCTGACTGGAAGCACGAGTTAATACGGGGGCATATACCTCTTGAGCTAAGGTTGAAAGCTACACTGTATTATAAGTTAAGTAAAGAAACTGTGGAATTGAAGAAGTGTATAGCAGAGAAAGTGTATAAGCTGAACAAGAATTACGCGATGATTGAGTACCCTTATGAGTTTTTTAGCGCGAAGGGTTAAAGAAGTTAAGGAGGAGAACAATGAGGAGAGAACTACATTTCCAGAAACGCGTGTGTGAGATTTGTGGAACTGTTGAGTACGAGCTGGTTATGAGTCCTACACAATATAGGTAAAGAGAGGCAGGTGAAACATGAACGAAAAACCTAAAACCAACAAGACTCCAATGGACCGATTAATTACGAACATTCGCCTATCTATCGGCCTGTTTGAGAGAAGAACGGGTGCAGAGGTCCATAACATACACCTGGACAGAGATTTGCAGATTACGAACACAGAAGATGAAAGAGAGCGGACTATACTAAATCGCATAAAAATAAAATGCAAAGGATGAAAGTGATGAGTAAACCTGTAACTAAAATAGCAGTAATCTGTGGACACAAATCACCCTTCCCTTATGCAAACGAAGGCAAGCTTGCAAACTACGGTGGAGCATCCCGTTTCTGGGAAAGCGTAATAAAACATGCAAACGAAACAGGCTACAACACAACTCATGAATTCCACATTATAGGGCGTACAGGTAGCCGCACTACAGAAAATGTAGCAAACGTGCATGAAGTCTTCTCTCCGCCAGATCGCTCTATATACAGAAGTGAGGCATACAGGTACGCGCTGTCCTTAAACCCTACAGCGATTATTTGCGAACATCCTTCCTTGGTGCCTCCAGATATTGCTGACTTTCCAGTGCCGATGTTTAGTAGGGTCGTAGGGTACAAATACAAAGGTTTCATACGTGAGGGTGTGCACTATTTCACTAACAGCAATCATGGCAACCGTCACTATGGTCAAAACTGGCCTGTGATACACCAAACGACTTTACTGGATGAAACCAGGTACAAGGAAAAGAAGAACAACTACATGATATTCATGTCTAACTTAACCAGAGCCTTCAAGGAGAAGGGTCTCGAACGCGCAATAAGGCTATCAGCTCTTTCAGGGAAGCCTTTAAATGTTGTAGGACCGTGGGGAGATGAAGGACGTAAAGCGCATGAGAGGCTTCTTTATTTAATTTCAGAATATAATGCTCCAGTCACGTACACGGGCGCAGTTTATGGAGAACAGAAAGCGGTAGAGATATGTTCAGCGTTTGCTGCACTCTACCCTATAGATTGCCCTGAAATGGGAAGCACGTTTGCAATAGAGTGTGCGTTTTCAGGTACTCCAATGATTACAAACGCTAATGGTTGTATGCCTGAATATGTGCGTGATGATGAGACTGGGTATGTGCTGCCTGTTGACGCCACGGACGAGGATTATTTAGACGTGATTGCGTGCGCAGAGAGTGCAACGTACGGCTTAGATCCTGCAGATTGCTTTAATCATGCGACCAAACAATTTCACCCTGCAAAGATTGCCAGAGAGTTGATCGAGTTGGTGGAGAGTAAGGTTTGAGGTACTTCTAAGAGACGCTAACTGATTAAAAAGTTAAAAAATGAAAAAACAACAATACCAAATAATAAAAAATCCGGACAAACCAAAACAACCGTCTCCACAACGGATTGCTATCTGCACTTTAGCCGATAGCCTTGCCTATCCGTTCGTTCGGTATCAGGCGCAAACTGTTAGGCGAATGGGTTACCTAAACAATGTATTCACCGATTATTACATTATGGATCTCGGCCTCACCAATGATCAGGTACAGAGACTGTCCAATTTTGCTGATATCCTTGACCCTGAACCTAATATGTTTGCAGATTTGCCTGATACCGAACTCGCCAAACCTGGAAATACAAAAGAGAGAGCTGCAATAACTCGTTCCTCTCTGCAAAAAGCCATAATGGTTAAAATGCTACAGGGGTGTGAAAGGTTGATTTATTTGGATGCTGACGCTTTTTTCACCAACTGTTTCGATACACACGACATCTTTAATGATTCCTGGGATGTGTGCCTGACTTTAAAGAACATATTCCCCGGACCCGTCAATGTTGAAGATGACCCAAATAAATACAGATTTGAGTTGATTAACTGTGGCGTTCAATTCTACCAGGGCAACAAATACATTGATTTTATTGAGGAATTACTCACTTACACAACCAGCAACCCAATCCTTAGTGATCAGGGAAACACCAACCTTTTGTTAAATACCTGCAGGGGCCTTTCCTGGATGAGAACAGGAGATTACACTCTCTCTTGCAAAAACTCTGATATTGTTGTAAGATTGATTAAGTGCGGCGGTAACAAACCGAGCATCAAATACAACTACTTTATAAACAATAAGACACCGAAGGTTGTGATAAACGGGAGGCTTCAGTTGAGGGATGCCCCGGTGATCTGCCATGCAAAAGGTTTGTATAAACGGAGAGGAGAGATTAAGACCTGGCGTGACTTTGGAATATATATGGGATTGGGTGCTGGGATTGTAGACGGAACCATGGATGATAGGAGATAGGGAGGAAAGGAAAATGGCAATACAGCAGTACACTTACAGAGACCTTTTGAGGGATATTTTTGAAACTGCCCGTCAGTTAGGGAATACTGGCGATATTTTGCTCTTTCTGCGGATGCTGTATTTCGACACGGAAGTGCAGGTTGATGAGATGGTTACACGTGAGACTGTGCAACGTACGGTGGAACATATTCTCAGAGGAAACCTCGCTGCAACAGCTAAAATTAAGATGGAAGGGTTTAGAAACCCGTTTAATCATGAAAGTTGGCAAGGAGGAGTGGACCATTCTGAAAAGAGAGACGATGAATCGGAGTTAATCTGCATCTGGGCGGAGTACTCAGAGAGTGTAGGTGAACACGGAGAGGGTTATGACTTTGACTTTGAGCCAGATTTTCCTATGGTAACTTTGAAGCCGGACACATCTGATAAAGAATTTAGGGACATGTTGCTGGAAGGATCTGAGAAATTAGAGACTTATGACTTTCACAACACTGAAAAACCACACAAACACAACAAACCGACATTAAACATCCACCCTGAAGAGTGTGAATACAACATTAAAAAATACAAAAAACACGGGATTATCTAAAACATGTCAACATTCTTACCCAAAGATCCGAGATTAAAACATTTAAACATTGCAGGGATGATGGCAATAAACAGATTCCCCATGGCAGTGTCAATGATTGGGCGTATGTCCTTCTATATTGATGTTTTAATTTTGCGTTTAGATACCTTGAATGGTTCTGAGTTGTTGTTCACAGATACCCAGGAAATGTTTACACGGGAAAAAAGGATACGTGTTTTTAAGGGTGTCTCAAAATGGGACAGACACACCTGGCGGGATGAGCTACTTCAAGAGACTTTAGGTTATTACTTTAACAACTCTTCTGACACCAATGGTCCAGACATCCTCCTCACTCCCGATGAAGATGAATGCTTCGAACCCAACGCAATAGTTCAAGACATATTAGATTTCAGCGAAAGTGAGTCATATTTTGCGTTATTTGATTACAACATGGTGCTCTGCCCAAGCGAACCGGGCCACACGAAAGCACCTAAATACCCACGCAGTAAACACTGCAAAATGTTCAAATATGTTCCAGGAATGTCTTATTCAAGCCCGAATTACAGAGGTTGCGCATTGCCCAACCACGGAAATAAACAAATAAAAAACTCAACATTTTTTGAAGCGAGGTCCAAAATCCAGCACTACTGTTATTATAAAAAGGAGTGGATGCGGACACATAAACACCATAACTAACCATCTAAGGAGGAAAACACCAAACATGAATTTTATAGACAGAGAAAAACTCTTAGCAGCAAGAGCGGCAAGGACAGACATTGTGGATGTGTCGGAATTGATTGAAGGCGAAGAAAACAACGATGAAAGCAATGAAGGCGGCGAGAAACTTTTCGTAATGGTAAAGGAACTCCCTGACAAAGAATTCACTGTCGTACAGAAAGCCATCACCAAACCGAAATCTCTTAAGGATAAGTTAGCTGGTTATGACTTCAAAGTCGTCCTTGCGCAAAAAAGTATCGTGAACAGTGAAACCATGCATAGGATGTTCACTGAAGACGATCTTGCGCAAATCGCACAGTGGCCAACTGCAGTACTTAAACGTATAACAGAGACCTGCTTCGAGCTGAACGGTTACAACCTCGACGCAGTGGGAGCAGCAGAACAGGACTGAGGGAAAACCCCAGGAAAGCATTCTGCTTAAAACTTTCTATCGTCTTGGGGAAGTGGTTTTATGAAGTCTTGGAAAGACCTAAAAGTGAAATTGATTATTATATGGCTTATGACAATCTACATCCGTACGGTCATGAAATTGATCACTATGTTGGCGCGTCTACAACTGCAGCGCTTTACAACATCTACAGCAAAAAAGGCAGTCGACCAAAGAAAGCGGAGGACTTCATACCGAAACGTAAAAAAGCTCAAAAGCCGACGGACCAAGTTGAAGCGTTCAAAATGATTGCAAGAATGCACAACAAGGCTTACAGGGAAGAGGAGCGAAGGAAAAAAGCAAAGAAAGCAATGCACGCTAAAGCAAAACAGGAAAGGGAGAAGCTTAAAGCAGAAAATGCTGGAGCAAGCAATGTCAGCAAAGAACAAAGCACTAAACCGGTAAAGAAATAAACCATGACACACAACGCAGGCGACATAGTAATAAGGATCAGAGCAGACGCTCTCAACGTAGACAGCAAGTTAAGGCGTACTGAGAGGAACATTGAGGGTTTTGCTAGACGAAGCAATGCGAACATGAAGCGTTTTGACCAGTATTTATTACAGGTTACAAAACGGGTTGTTGCGTTCACCGCTGCCTATGTAGGTTTGCACGAAGCTGCATCTCAGGTTACAAAGGTGTTCGAGACCGCAATATACTTTGAGCGGATGGAGAAAGCACTAGAGAATGCTTCAGGTAGTGCAAAGCAGGCAGCTAATGATCTGAATTTCTTGCGACAGGAAAGCGAGAAGCTAGGTCTGGTGTTGCGTGATCAGATTACTAACTACGCTCGTGTTAGTGCCGGTGCTCGTGAAATAGGTTTAAGTGTTAAGGAGACTCGTGACTTGTTTAAAGGTCTAAGTTACGAGATCGCAGCAGCACAGCTTACGGCTTCTCAGGCAAACTCTGTGTTCCTTGCTACAGCACAAGTTTTAGGTAAAAACAGGGTACAGGCAGAGGAAGCACGTAAGCAGATGGGTCAGCACTTACCCGGTGCCGTAGTGAAAATAGCCAAGTCTCTTAAAATGTCTGTTGGAGAACTGGACGATGCAATGCGTAAAGGTGAGATCAGCGCCACCAGGTTTGCTCGTGCTATGGGTGTTTACTTTGTTCAAATGAGCGAAGAGAGAGCAATGAAAGCTGCACATACGGCACAGGCAGAAATCAACAGGTTCAGGACTGCAGTAGATGAGTTGCGTGTAGCTATAGGCAAATCTGGCGCTCTTGACCTTTTCACTGAAACGGTTGTTTCGCTTACTAAAGCCGTTAAGTTGTTAACTCCTGACATTAAAAATGCTACAACTAGCATAATTTACTTCTTTAAGGCCTTGCAGATTGCATACAAGACTGCTGCCCAGGCGCGTGAAATGTTAGACAATCCGCTTAAATATGCATTCGAACGTATGAAAGAGGACGCACCGGGCGAAAAAGAGGCAGGCAAGATAGCTCAGTATTTCAACAAGGTAAAGAAAAGTTTCTCGGACTGGTGGAAGGGTTTGCGCAAAGATCCATACATGGACAAGTTCTTCAGTGATTACGAGAAACTGTTTAAAAAGGTTGGTAAAGGTATTAAAGGGACAGTTAAAGATGTCGGGCCTTTTGAGGACGCAATTAAGGATTTAACTAAACTCTATGAAGAATACAACACACAAATAGAGAAGAACAAAACAAACCTTGAAGGTGTCAAGAAAGCGATGGATGACATAAGTGATATGGTAGTAGCTCATCCTGAAGATGTCGCAATGGGTGCTCAACCATTTGAATACTTGATGCGACCTATGGCTGTAGTTGATGTAACCAGGCAAGAGGCAGATGTACAAAGGTGGTCTAACTATTTCATCGAGCAAGGCGAGTACGCAGCAACTACAGTGGAGCAAACCTTTAGCGATGTTTTGTATGACAGTTTAGTTCACCAGTTCGAGAACATCAATGACATCTGGAAAGCGTTAGGCAACTCAATGATAAGAGTTGCAGCAGACACTGTTGCCAAAATAGCCATGGAGTTTATCGGGTTGCAAGGCATCATTCGAGGTGTAGGTTCAGGTTTACTACAAGGCATAGGAAGTGCTCTAGGCTTTAGTGTCGCTGGTGCTGCGCTTGGAAGTGAAGTCATCAAAGATGCTGCAATGGGGTTTGGAACATACGCTGGTGCTCTACTAGTTAAAGCTGCACCGTTCATGGCAGCAGCATACACTGTTAATTCAATGTTTGAGGGCGATACTGGAAGTAGCATACTAGGCACAGTTGGAACTGTGGGTCTTATGTCCGGTAACCCGATTGGAATGGGTATTGGTGCAGCAGCACTTATTGCAGACGCTTTTGGTGCTGGAGACGCAATAAATGATTTGCTTGGTGTAGGCAAAGAATCAAAGCCAATGCTAACAACTGGAAGACCTGCAGATTTAGTAGATTTAATCACTATTGCTGGAGGTGAACACACTCCTTTGTACCAGTGGGCCAGCCCTCAATTGCAGCAACCTATGGCGGAAATTCAAGGTGCGATAGAGGAGCAACTGGTAAATAGTATTAACGCACTGCCTTCAATACTTCAAGGAAAGGTTATCGAAAACCTTGAAAACAGGGCATTAGAAAAAGGTATAATGATGGCTGTTGAAGGTACTGATCCAAACCAGTTATTAAGCATCTGGTCTGAAAAACTAACCTACATCACTGAGAAAAGCTTTGAGATTGCGTTTATAGATGCCTTAGAAGAGTTTTGGCCCCTGCAAGAAATATCTGGAACTATAGCTGGAGTGGATTTCACAGTCCCTATACTGCCTACAGAGGAACAATTGCAGAGCTTTGCTGACAGGTTTGAGAAGATGGCAGGTTCAGCTACTGGCGGCATACAGACGGCAATGATCGACGCCTTGACTGCTCAAGATTTCGGTTCATTCGAGGACAGGTTCAAGCAGGCAATATATGACGCCACTCTTGCTGGTATCGTAGATGCTTTCATCCAATCCGCCGCGATTCAAGGACCAATAGAGCAAATGTTTGGTAAGCTCTCTGGGTTGATTGAGGCTAGCACTTCTGGTGGCGTGGTTGATTGGGAAAGTGTCAGTGCCGGAATTCCTTCTATACTCTCTGGTGTAGATCAAACTCTTAAGGATATGGAACCTATATTCGACATTCTATCTGCAACTACTTTAGGATTACAAGGCACTCTAGGTGTTGGGTTTGCTGGTGAAGAGGATCTTGAGTCCCTGCTTGGAGTTCAGGATGCACAACTGACAGGTAGCGGAGTAATCAACGTATACTTCAACCCAGAATTGATTGCAGACGACGATCCACTAGAGTGGTTAATGCGCAAAATACAGGAAAGCAACGTGTTGAAAGAGGGACAGGAGGTAAATCTAATTGAAACCACAGAAGCAGGCGTCCAGTGAAACAATCACAGGACGGCATAAGAACTTTAAATCTGTATTCATCACAGTAATAACGTTTTTGTTAATCTCTTCGTGTACAGAAGAGACAATATACAATAACACTTACCAGGAAAATTACAGTATGGGCGATCAAGTAATTCTCACAGAGAATGTTTTAAACAGTGACTACATTAGTAGTGTTTCGGAACAGGAAGGCCCTTACGCTACTAAACCTGTAGCAGACGTAAGCAACACAGGAGATCTTACAGTTCAGACTACAGGGACTGCTGCAGATGAAGCATACAGCAGCACTACAGACAGTGCAGGTGCAGGAGACGGCACTACAACAATCTGTTCTGATTTTGACATATTTGGTGACGACTTTTTCATTGGCGCAACCATGCGTATCACGAGCGGTTCTGCAAATGGTGAAGAAAAAACGGTTACAGATTTTGCGCAAAGCACTGGAACATTCACTCACGCTGCGTTTAGTGTACAAATAGGTAGCGGTATAACGTTCACAGTGACCATTCCAATCAGCACGCGAGAGTTTAAGTTAGAGGTGACTGGTTCCGGCGATTTGGGCGACGCAACATATAAAGCGACACACAATGACGGTACTACTTATTTAGGTCGCGACCCTCTGAACTATGCAAACTGGATTGGGGATCAGGAGGTCCATGATGACAACCACGCTACGTATGCAAGCCCCGCTATAACTACAACTCTTTCAGGCGATATTGTTGTAATGTATATTGATGACAGTGAATCTGCTACGTATTGCGCCACTTACAACAAAAGTGATTTCTCCTGGTCTAAAGTTGACACTGGTATAGGAGACTCTTACGCTATAAAGTTTGTAATAACGCTGAACACCGGGCGGCTATACTGTGGACTTTATGGCAATAGGGTTATTTACAGCGACGATGACGGAGCAACGTGGGCTGAGAGGACGGGTCTATTCGATTCCGCTTACTACATTGGCGACGGTATGCAGTTAGCTGATGGTAGAATTGCGATTGTTGCTGAACACGCATCAAACAATGAAGTCTACTTGTTCTTAGCTTCAGCCTCTGACGGATTTAATTTTGGAGACCCTATAACAGTTGCTGCAGACACAAACGATCAAGACCAGCCTACAATAGCTCAGGCTGCAAATGGTGACATACTGGTAGCGTACAGGACGGATGAGGACAGTGCTTCATCCTTTGAGGTGAAACTAAAGAAATCCACTAATGGTGGCGTAACATTTGGAAGTGCTATAGATGTTGTAGATTATTCGGCAACCAACTACTCCGAGCCTAGGTTGTTCGTGGACGTTGACGGTAATGTATACTGTGCAGCAACCAAACTGTCCACTGACAATATTATAGAGTTGACGCTTTCTACGGACAATGGAGACAGTTTTACTAGTGGCTCCCCTTTAACCCTCAAGTCTGAAGGCAGTGCCGACATCCGGTATCCGAACCTGACTCTGTGGAAAGGTATGGAAGTCTTGTGTGCGTATGCGGACACAACTAACAATACAGTGGATGTTTGCAGGCGTGGCATACTTGAGGTTTTTAGTGCTGGAGTTAATGACATTCCTGTACCAATCGATGGGACAAAACAGAGAATAAGTAATGGAGTGGATGTTCAATGGTTGGGAAATGGCGGAATCGATGGAGACATTTTTACATTTGATGCCGCTTTCCAGTACGGTATAGCTAATATATTTATTCCGAAACCTAGCATACATTGGAGGAGTGAGACTGACGGTTCAGCGAGGTACATTGTGTTGGATGCTGGTTCAGGCAATGTGTTCAACGTAGACATTGTCGCGTTCTTTAACTGTAACTGGATGTCAGGCGATTTTGAAATGAACGCAACGGACAGTTGGGGCAGTCCTGCAGCTACGACTAGCATAAGCTTCATAAAGGACTATTGCACTGTTTCTGTTGCAGACATTCCCTGGATATATGATGTTGCGATAGGGACTAATTGGTCCCCAGGTGAATTGAAAGGGTGTTACGCGAGAATAACTAGCGGTTCTGAAGTTGGAAATGTATATAAGATAATAGATAACCGGGGTGACGGTGTGTTGCTTGAGGGTGGTGAAGGCGCTAATATTGCAGTCGATGACTCAGTTATTATATACAGCCCGAATTCTTTCACTACGTTTTCCGCCAGGTCAGCTTACAGGTTTGCGAGAATTGTTATAGATAGTCAGGATACTTATGAAGGGTATTTCAAGATAGGGACGGTAATTGCAGGTATCATGACAACGTTGAACAGGGGATGGTCATTCAACTATGCCGAAAATGTGGGCATGAACGTCGCAATGAACAAGACACCTTACAACGCATTAAACCCTGTCATTACCGGCAGTCCAAAGAAAACGTTAAACCTGCGATGGAATTTCAGCAAGGTTACCCGGAACCAGGTTTTGAATGTGCTTGTCGCGTGTCAAGGAAGGCCAGTTGTTATTATACCGGACGATGAAGACATTGATTATTTGTACCTGACTTATTTGACTAGTGGGATCAAGACTACGCACGTTTATGATGGCGGTTTCAGGGTCAACGGCTTGACGTTTGAAGAGATTGAAGGCGATAAGGACTATAATTAGGCAACTAAGCATTTAAGGAGTTAAGGTGGCAACACTCGTTCAAGTATTTAAACAGAAGAATGAAAATGCGAAAATTCATTTCCTTGTGAAAATGGAACTGGACGGTATAACTTTGCGCTACACCAACTCGGATACAGCTATTGCGGCATCTAGTGATGAACTCTACATTCCAGGAATACTTAACGAGATCAAGGTTAAAACAGTGTTCAACTTAAGTCAGTTTAGGTACAGCATTGGTGCAGTCATGCTTAAATTGAGCAATGACGCAAGGTTGCAGGATTATGAAAGAGACAGTGAGTTAGATGGCGGCACTGTTACAATTTATTTATTTGCAGAAGGCGCTGACTTTTCAGATGTCGAGAGTAACGGGGTTTTGTTCGTAGGTGCCTTTAACAAACGTTACCATAATACTAAAGAGTATGTTGTTGATTGCATTGAGAAAATCAAGTACTTGGACAGGATACCGGACAAGAATATAAACAGCGATACATACAGCAACCATAGGACAGACAGCGACGGGCAGGGTAGCGTTGCAGGATTGCCGCAACCGTATGTGTTTGGGAAGTGGCTGGATAGCAAGGTTGCGTTGTTACCTGTAGACACGTCTGGGTATAAATATTTAGTGTCCAAAGGTTACGTTTCCTCGACTAATGCAGACTATACTGCAGGTACTGTGGACGTTTATGAAAAGGATGGTGACGTTAGAGACCCTGCGAATTATGATATGGAGATAACCACAGACGGTGAAGGCAGTGTATGCACATTATTCGACTTCACAACCGACCATACAGACCTTGAGCCTTTGAGTGCCACCATTGATGGCATTGTGGGTGAAGACCTTTCTGGAACTTCGTCACAGTTGCTGACACACCCCGCTGAAATAGCTAAATACCTTATAGATGAGCACAGCCCTATTGACGCAGATAATGCTAGCCTGGCTACCGCAGTGGCTTTGCGCAAAGGGTTTAAGTTTTCAACGTGCATTAATTCTAAGGCTGAACTGGTGGACGTGTTAGATAGGTTGTTCCGTCAGTGTTTCTGTGCGAGAAGGGTCCAACCTAACGGCAAACTTGGTTGTATAACATTCAACACAGATGGTCCGGTTAATAAATACGTTAACTTAAACAATGTTGCAATCGGTGAAGTCAAAATAGAGAAAACGGACTTTGACCTCGTGACCAATGACATTGAGTTAAACTATGCTTACGATTTCGTTACCAGAAAATTCAACAAGACGAAAGTATTCAACAGGCATAACAATGACACCTGCAACGATTCCTACCAGAAATATGGGTCCAGACCACAAAAGGAAATCAACCTTCAGGATATACAGGACGAGGGGAGCGTTGAGGCGTACGTCATTCAGTATTTGAATGTTTTCGCGTTTAGACATGACTTAATCTCTACAACGATTCCTTTTTACATTGCTCACAACATAAGTGAATTCGACGTGATTAACGTCACAACTAAAGAAGGTATCAGTGTTGAGGGCAGCACTAGAGGGTGGGTAGATATTAGCTGTATTGTATTGAGCAGGGAAGTGCATAAGCGAGGTATAAAGCTGAAGTTGTGGAAAATAAGCACTGCAGCAGATGCTGGAGATGATGAGGAAACATCCGTAACCGCTGCCGCTGCATCTTTCTGGATAGATGATGATTATGTAGACTGGTTGGATGAGGACGACGGCATTATTGATTGGGTAGATTAGCATAATAGTATAGGTGTTTGAAGCAACCATTAAACAGAGTAACAAGGAATAAAACACTATGAGCAAGGGAAAAAAAGGGTTACTTAGTTTGGCAAGCAGTAAGTCGAGTGAGGATGTTAAGGTAGATGATAAGTACTACAACATCCCCAGTCGAGACCAGCAAGGCCACCAGTCGAGAATACAGTTCTATGTTCCACCTGCTTTAGCCAAACAAGCATCAATCATAGTGGATTCAGGAAAGTTTCCATATAAGGGTAAGACTGCACTGTACAGGCACGCATTGGTGTTCTTATATGAGCACTTAGAAAACCAGGAATCGTTCCCAAGTGAGTTAGGGCAAATACACGCTGTTATGCACATGATGGACGATGATGACAGGCACCAAAGCTTTGTTGATGTGTTTGACAGGTTGCAGCATAACGTGAGGAGACATTTAGATAATAAGGATGAGCAGCAGGCTACAGCACTGGTTCTTAAAATATACCACGCGCTGAATAAAATGCCTGACGGGTTTTGGAAAACGAAGTATTTAGAGAAGATGCAACATTTGTATGGACATTTAATGAAAGGGGAGAAGGCATCGTTTAATCCGATGACAATGGAAGAGTAAAGAACACTTAAACAACTAAAACACAAAACAAAAAACATAAGCTCAGAGGTAACCACTACCATGAACACAAATACAGATTTTCCTGCACCGCAGGAGTTCGGATTTCCTGTCTCAAAATTCCCAGATTGGCGTGAAAACCAGGTACATGCAATAGAGAACACGTTAGAAAATGAAAAGCGTGTTACTGTGTTGGCATCTCCTACAGGTTTTGGAAAATCCCTAGTGTACATGGCTTGCGGCATTATCAACGGTGGCAGAACAGTAATCCTGACAAGCAATAAAGGTCTGCAAAGCCAGTTGATACGAGACTTTAAATCCATCGGTGCGGTAGATGTTAGAGGGAAGAACAACTATAAATGCAAACTCATGGAGGGAAACTGGCGTTGCGACAATGCTCCTTGCGGTTACGGGTACAAGTGCCAATACAAAGATAGAGGTTGTCACTTTTATGATGCGTTGAAAGCGGCAAGTAATGCAGAGGTTGTTGTAACCAATTACGCCTTCTACCTTTACTCCATCAAGAACGGTAGTCCTCTAGTGCGCAACTCTTTCAAGACTCTAATCTGTGATGAAGGTCATTTGCTTCCTGACATAGTCAGCGACTTCCTTAAAGCAGAGATTTCCGTGAATAGTAAAGCCCTAAAGGAGTGGTTGCCGCCAAAAGATCAAATCAGAAAAATGTCTGTGAGCCAGTGGAAACTGTTTAGTGAGGCAAACAAGAAGGAGTTAAGTGAACACATCAAGTTTTTAAGCAGTAAGATAACAAAGACGCACGGCGGCAGGGAAGTATTAAAACAGTTAGGAGCTTTACGCAAGTACCAGGATGCGCTAAACACTATTGCCACCTGTGAAGGGCAGTGGGAAATTGACCACGGTGAGTTTCTTGTAACATTCACTCCACTGTGGCCTAGTCCTTACGTTGAGAGGTGTTTGTTCAAAGGCTCACAAAACATCATCGCCGTTTCAGCTACTATAAATGAAAAGACAATGACGCTTCTCGGTTTAGATCCTGTAGAAGATTGCATGTTTTTGAATTACCCGCACACTTTTCCAGTAGAGAGCAGATGGTTGACGTGTGTTCCAACCCTTCAGTTAAACAGCCGAACAACCCCGGAACAGTTTAAATATGTAGTGCAACGCATCGATAGCATTATTGGCCCAAGGCTTGATAGGCGTGGAATTATACACTCTGTTAGCTACGCACGCCGTAACGAAATAATAAAACACTCAAGGCATAGAGACTTAATGCTAACTCATGCTACAAAAAATATAGAGGAGGTGATTGATGATTACATCAAGGGACAGCCCCCAGTAGTGTTGCTTTCCCCATCGGTTACAACAGGTTATGATTTTCCATATGATGATTGCCGGTATCAGATACTGGTTAAAGTGCCGTACCCAGATACAAGGAGTAACATCATGAAGGCAAGGTGTAAGGACGACAAGGAGTACAGTCCTTACATAGCTATGGTTACACTGCAGCAAATGTGTGGTCGGGGAATCAGAGCCAAAGATGACTGGTGCGAGAATTTCATACTGGATAATACATTGAATAACTGGTTTTTGCACAAGTATAGACATTTCGCCCAGGAATGGTTCCTGGAGGCGATTCGGGTGTCGGGGCTGGTAGGCAAGCCTGTCAGCCTCTGACACTCATGGAAAGAGAAATGAAGGACGATTAACTAAACCTTTAAGGAGGAAAACACTATGGGTTTTTTGAATCCAAATGAAATGAATGAAGGCGGCGGCGCGGCGATGCTTGACAATGTTGTCGTAAATTGGAAGAACGTGACCGTTGAATTGTTTGATTATGCAGGTAAGAGTGCTTCAGTTTGTGCGCTGAAGGTTGATTTCGAATACGAGGATGAGATCAGCACACAGTACTTCAAAATTGGATCTCCTGAAAACTGGCAACCATCCGATGACGGCAAGAGCGCCATCAAAGTCGGAACTGAGGAAGCACCAAACAAGAATACCAACTTTGGTATCCTGTTGACTTCTTTGCTCAATGTTGGTTTCCCGGAAGACAGGCTTGGGGATGATGTGACTGAGTTGGAGAACCTGCAAACACGTATGGTCAGGAAACCGGACACCAGACCTACCGCACGTAAGCGCAAAAGCAAAGACGGAACCAAAGAGTACGATCCTACAGTGCTTGAGGTTGGTGAATTGCTTAAACTGCCGGAAGACAACAAACCTGCCAAGTCAGCTCCTGCTGGAAAACCAAAAGGCGCCGGCAAGAAAACCGCAAGTAAGAAGGCAGCAGGTAAGAAAGCTGCAGCAAAGAAGGGTGGCGACTATGATGTACAGGCCACAGATATGATTCTCGAATTGCTTGCCGAAAATGAAGGCACGTTGAATATCGCCGACGTTGCAGGAGCAGTCAAAGAAAAAGCCGGTGCCGATGATAGCCTAGGTGCTGCTGACAGAGTTAAGATTGTTCTCGCAGCTAAGAAACTCTCTGGTGCAGATGCAGACGGTTGGAGTATTGACAGCGACGAGGGTGTTATGGTGTTGAATTAAGCGATTAACCAACTACTGTAACAACTGCGCCAGGATTTACAAGAACACCTTGTCGCTTTATTAGAGTGGTGGAGGTAAGCGTTACTTAAAGCCTCCACCACTTACAACAGAACGTAATATAGGAGGAGATGCAAACATGTCTCAAAACATAGACTACGACTGTGATTGCTGCGGGGAGTCGAACTTTGTACACTGCGACGTAAGAGGGTTAGAAAAACACACATTCCACAACCCGAAAAACAGCGGTTTACACATATGCAAAAAGTGTTTTGAACACCTAAAAACCAAAGACTGGGAATACCAAAAATCATGAAATGCCAACTAATAAACACCCCTTACGTCCCAATTGGATCAGGCTTGCCTCGCTCAAATACTCCAGGTAAACCTCACTTGACTGACGTTATGCAATCTATTCAAAAGGATTTGGGAACTGAATACAAGGGTAAAGGCTTCCAGGATCGCTACCTCACAATGGATTTAGGCTTTGTGTGGGAAGATCTGCTTTCATACATATACTCTGAGAGATCTGCACACAGGATTGAGGAAGTTGAGTTTCAAAACATTGTGGGCAGTCCTGACGGTATTAATGATTATGATAATGTTGTTGCCGAGTCGCCTTTGTTAGCTACTCCACAGGACCTGTGTTTGGAGGAGTATAAGTTAACTTGGAAAAGCACCCGTTCCCACCCCCGCGATGACTGGAAATACATGACGCAGATTAAGAGTTACTTGCGTATGATCAGCGGGTTGTATGAGATGGAGATAACTTGCTGTATAATGCGAATTATCTACGTGAACGGGGACTATAAAGGTTCAGGACCTATATATAGGATTGGATGGTTCAATTTTGAGTGGGAAGAGATTGAAGAGAACTGGGCAATGATCTATAACCATGCAAAAGAGAAAGGTATGTTTAATATTTGACATGCAGTTCGTGTAGGTTGTTTTTAAAGTCCTCTGCCGCCTCTTTCCCTGTACGTGTGGAATGTAGAAACAGATTCCTTTATTAACCCACAGTCAAGGAGGTGTGCGCCTATTAAGAATGAGAAATAAACAAGGATAAAAAGATACTAGTAGTTTTTCAAGAGCTTTTAAGTATTTAAGTCAAGTAAGTTTGCAAGAAGTGGGGGAAAGAGGCGACAGAAGGTTTTAAAAACAATCCAGAGATAGTTCAAACAACAAATAGAAAGGAGGAAATTTGGCAATGAGCAACACAACCAACAAACTCTCACCCGATTTAAAACGTGCAGGTTTTACGGAACCGGACTTTACTGTAAATCAAAGGTTGATCGCTTCCATTAGTGGTTTGGAGAAACAGGGGAAGACGCACTTCTCTTTGACAGCGGCTGGCAGAACTGCATACATTAGTCTAGATGTTGGCCATGAAGGTGTTATACATAAGTTCAAGAACAGTGTTACGGCATTCAAAGACATAAAGACTCCGCAAAATGTAGAAGAGGCTGAAAAGGTGTGGAATGAATACAAAGCCTCATATCGTGCTGCACTTAGCAGTCCATCTGTTGATGTGGTTACTGTTGATACTAAGACTGAGGCATGGGAGGTTATAAGGCTGGCTAAGTTAGAAAAGCTATCTAAAGTAATGCCTCACTATTACGAACCAGTTAATTTTGAGTTCGCTAAATTAATCAGAGAGGCTTTCGATTACAAAGACAAAAGCGTTATATTTATACATAAGCGCAAGCCTAAATACGTAAACGATAAGAAGACGGATGATTATGAGTTTGCTGGTTTCAGCAAGGTGCCTTTCCTTGTACAGGTTAGTGTAGTTGTGTACAGATACCCAATGGATGACGATGACTATCCTGGTGAGTTTGCTGTTTGTATTGAAGAGTGCAGGCATAATCCTGACTTGGTAGGGTTTGAGTTAGTGGGCAGCGACTGTAATTTTGAGACATTGAAGGAGATTGTGCTTGAATGAGTACTCTCGTCAAAAAACCTACATTAGAGTTGGTGAACACTTCCCTTAAACGTTACACGTTTGAAGTTTCTAAAATGCGTGAATGGGTAGAGCTTAACTGTGACGGTTTAGTGCTGAACCTCTTTGCTGGAAAAACGCACCTCTCTGTGGATGAGGTTAGAAACGACGTTGACGAAAGCATGTCGGCGGACTTTCACCTTGACGCCCTGGATTTCATTAAGTGGTGGCAAAGTGAAATGGATTACAGGTTTGATACCGTTATTCTTGATCCTCCGTACTCTTATAGAAAATCCATGGAGATGTATAACGGTAATCTGAATAGCAGGTTTAAACTAGTTGCTGATGAGATAGTCCACATTGTAGAGCCTACGGCAAGGATTATTTCTTTTGGTTATCACTCTGCGTTTATGGGTAAGAAACGAGGTTATTACTTAGATAAGCTTTGCGTGTTTGCTCACGGTGGAGCACAGCATTGCACTATAGCGATAGTGGAGAGAAAACTTACATGATTCTTATAGACGACAGAAAAGGCAGCAAAGAGTTCTACCCCAAGCTATCCAAGTTGACAACTTGTGAATTGTCTCGTTTAGAGTTTGCAGACTTTGCCTTTATTGGTAACGGTCGAGGCAACAAGACATACAGCATTGGGGTAGAGAGGAAAACAATTCCAGACTTTATTGACTCTATGCACAGTGGCAGGCTCTCAGGTCATCAATTGAGTGGGTTACTAAAGCATTACGACATTGTTTATATACTGCTGGAAGGCATTTGGAAGGAAGCACCATTAACCAATAAACTCATTCGGTTTGACAAGAAAAGAAAAGGGCCTGTGGACCTCGATTTCAGTGGCAAGGCTGTAACTAGTCGGCAAATTAACAACTTCGCAAATTCGATAACCATTAATGCGGCTTTAGAGTATAACTGCACCGTGCTGTTCTGGCGCACGCCTAATCAAAGCCAAAGTGTTTCATGGCTTAGAGATACATACCTATGGTGGCAAAAGGATTTCAACAAACACTCCTCCCATAAACAATTACAAAAACCAAAAGAACCAAGACGTGCAGGGTTACTTAATTTCCAGAAACCTAGCACGCTGCAAATGATGCTTATGGGAGTGCCGGATTTAGGGGAAAAGAAAAGTAAAGTGTTGAGTGAGAGGTTTAAGACAATGCAGGAGTTAGTCACTGCACCTGTTGAGGACATTGCTGAGCTGCACGGGTTCAGTAAGGCTAGTGCAGTTAAACTTTTAAACGTTTTAATGCACGGGGGAGATGAAAACGATGGGACTATTTAGAGAAAATTTTGAGTACTACCTTGAAGGTTTTGATGGTGGCGAGGATGAAATAACCGTCCATTACGACATTATAGTGCACCAGACAGAAGGTGCTTATTTGTTTAATTTTGACGGGACTGAGATATGGATTCCTAAAAGTCGAGTAGTCGAAATTGATGCAGAGGAGCAATCAATACTCATTCCTATGTGGCTTGCAAAAGATAAAGGGTTAGTGTGAGAGTCCTATGACAAAGACAACGCCTTCCCCACCTATATTTAAATCGACAAACCCTCTTGATGACTTGCCGAACTTAGACATTCGGTATGACATTAACACGGACGAGTTTGCTGTTGAGGGACATAAAGTCTCAGATGCGGCAGCGTTCATTGAAGGGTTTTTCATGCTGCAAAAGGGCAGGTTTTGCAACAGCGCTTCAATTGTCTCCGTGCCTATGGTCATTAGGCTTACTTTCTACCCTGCTGCGGTCATGTATGAATGTACACACAATTGCGGAAGTGTTGTGTTAAGAGATAATGTTTTAATGCGGTTACTGTTGAAGATTTATGAATGGGAGCAAGAGGAGTAAACAACTCATGACTGAATTGATTGTTGAAAACTGCACTAAATGCGCACTGCACCGAACCCGCAACAGAATAGTCAACGGTGTTGGCCCCATACCTTGCAGAATACTGTTCTTAGGGGAGGGTCCTGGATCTGGAGAAGACAAGTCCGGTATTCCTTTTTACTATAAACAGTGGCACAGCAGTGCAGGCAAGGAACTCAACCAATTACTCCAGCAAAACAGAATGAACCGCGACATGGTTTACATTGATAATGTCGTGAAGTGCAGACCTCCAGGGAACCGTGACCCTTTGCCAGAAGAGATGCGTGCCTGTTTTGAGTATTTACGCAACACGGTAGAGTTAGTAGATCCTACTGTAATTGTTACAATAGGAAAGGTCAGCACTTCTGTATTTCTTGGTGATGTGAACATGGATATTGTTCATGGGGTTCCGCACGCTGGACTGTTTCAAGGAAAGTTCAGGACAGTTTTGCCAGTATACCACCCTGCCTACGGTCTAAAGAACGCTTCAATGATTAATAAAGTGTCGAGTGACTTCAGGACTGTGGGCAGGGTTTTCAGGAACCAAACCAAGCCAGTAAGTTTCGACTCTAAACAAAAGAAGTATGAGATTGTTGAGACTTGCAGTGATCTTTTAAACGCAGAAGGCTTTGTGGAAAGTAGCATTATAGCAATAGATACTGAGACGGTTGGTGACAAGGACTTGCATAAACCCTGGTGTCTTACCTTCAGTTGCGCTGACGCTACGGGTTACATGGTTAAAGCAGATAATTATAAAATTATAGAGTTAGTGAATATGAAAGTGCAGGACCCAAACATAAAAACCATAATGCATAATGCGTTATTTGACCTTGCTGTATTAGAGAACATGGGAATATTTCCAGTCAATGTTTGGGATACCATGATTGCTGCATACTTACTTCAAACAGAGCCACAGGGCTTAAAGGGTCTGGCTTACAGGCATCTTGGCTTAAAGATGAGCGAATATAGTGAAGTAGTAACGCCTTACACAGTTGAAAAAACACTTAATTATTTGTTGGATTACTTGAATTTTGATTACCCTTGGAGTAAACCTGATCCTTATGAAGTGATTGTTAAAGGCGAGAGGAAGATGAAGAAGCCTCGTTCACTACATTCGAAAACAATGCAAGCAGTCAAGAAACACACAAATGATGGCGTCTATGATTTGTTTAAATGGTGGAGTAAGAACGTAGACAAGGAAGAGAAGTTTGAAGTTGAGGCTGTGTTTGGTGAATTAGTGGAGAGTGATTTAAGTGAGGTAGAGTTTGGCGCGGCACTGAATTATGCCTGCCAGGATGCTGACGCTACATATCAATTGTATTATATATTGAAAGAGAGGTTGGAACAATAATGCCAGTCAAAACTCTGTCCTGGAATGACAAGGAAGAAGCTTTACAAATAGCCTACACTCTTGGGTACGATGACCCTAATTCCGCAGTAGTTGATCTTTATGCAAACAAAGGATGGTTAACCAGCAAGATAGCCAAAGCCTTTAACCGTACTAACATGTCAATATATAGGAGACTCAAAATGCTAGGTGTGGAAACTAGAGGTAGAGGAGGACACTACAGAGACAGTGGGCGCGAGTGCTCTCTTCCTGCAGTGTGGCAGATAGACAATGATGCAATGATTATGGTCCACGACATGCAGAAAGCTGGAGTGCAGGTGAACGTTGAACACTTCAAGTCTCTATCCTACATGTTTAAAGAAAAGATGGAGTCTCTGCAACAACAAATCGCTGAGTACAGCGCAAACAAGTTAATCAACCCTGGAAGCAGTGACCAGGTTCAAGACTTGCTGTTTTATGAGTTGAATCTTACCCCTGTAAAGAGAACTAAAAAAGGTTTTAGTACTGACGCAAAAACTCTCGCCTTCCTGAAGAACGCTCACCCGGTTGTTGAATTGATTGAACAGTGGAGGCAGTTCGGCAAACTGCACAACACGTATACTGAAGTGTTGCCGACACTGGTCAAAAAGGATGGCAGGATTTACCCAAACATGCGTATAACTGCAACAGATACTGGTAGAATGAGTGCAGCAAACCCTAACATTATGGCCATTCCTACACGCACCAAAGAGGGTAAGCAAATAAGAAAGGGTTTTGTAGCAAAGGATGGCTGTATGCTTGCCTCTATGGACTATTCTCAAATTGAAATGAGGGTTGCCGCAGTTGCTTCTCAAGACCCTGTTTTAATGGAGGTGTTCCAGAAGGGCTTGGACATTCACGCCCAGACAGCAAGCAGGATGTTTGGCATTCCAGTAAGCAGGCTGGACGACATGAAGCACAGGTATCCCGCAAAAAGGGTTGGGTTTGGCATTCTCTACGGCATCCAGGCAGAAGGGTTACGAGCAGCTTTAATCCAAGGAGGTGCAAGTGAAAATGAGTGGTCTGTTAAAGCCTGTGAGGGGCTAATCAATTCCTGGTTTGATGTGTATAAGGGCGTTAAGAAATACATGCAGGGTGTTGAGGCGTTTGCAAGGCGTAATGGGTATGTTCAAGACATCTGGGGCAGGAGGCGTTATGTTGAAGCTGTTAAATGGGAGAGTTCTTACATTGTTGCTGAGGCGTTACGGCAAGCGTGCAATGCTCCAATCCAGATGGGTGCTCAAGGCGTTATGAAATTGGCTATGGGAAAGATGGTTCCCTGGTATAGAGCGTCGCGCAAAGAAGGGATTGAGTATTCGCCCCTGTTTCAAGTGCATGATGATTTGATTGCAGAGATTGATGAAAGGCATGTAGACAGGATTATTAAGGAACAAAGAGAGATTATGGAAGGAGTTGCAGGGTTTCCGATTGAGACGCCTGTAGATCCTAAAATTGGTTTTAACTGGGGAGAGATGGAGGATTTTGAATAATGGAAAAACTTAGCGACACAGTAACGAAGCACGAATGTCTTGATGAGGATTGTGTTTTGCGCACAGAAACACGCGGAAACGGGTGCAAGGTACACACAGACGTACGTACTTGTTCCCGCTTTGTTGTAGATCAGAGGGAGAGAATGGACAGTACTGTGGAAGAGGAAGGGGATAGCGCTTTAAAAACGCAAATTGGTGGTTCACATTACAGAGGTTTCAAGATTCAACCCTTTGAGTTCTTCCACGCAAACGACATCCCCTTTCACAAAGCTGACATTATTAAGAGGGTGTTGCGCTATGATTTAGATGGAGGTGGAGGGCTGAAAGATTTAAATAAAATCAAGCATGAAGTCGACTTGATTATTGAATTGGGCAATTGGGAAAATAAGCAAAAGTAAACAATTAAATGAGTTATTAAACGAACGATTAACAATCAAACAAGGAGAAAAAAATGAAAAGATTATTTTTGACAACTTTAATGGCATTATTGTTTTTTGGGTGTCAACTTAACCCACCGAATATTACAACGTACAAAACCTACGGCAACAATGTATTTATTAAATACATGCGACTCGACATTAGTAACCCAAATTCATCAGGTACTATTTATTATACTATAGATGGTTCAACACCTACAACATCAGATTATCAATACCTTTCACCTATCTGGGTAAGCGAGACGACTACAATCAAAGCTAGAGTGCTTAATGGAAGCCAGGATGATTCAACTACTGCAATTAAATTTGTTAAAAAGTTCGACGGAACGGAATGGAATGTAAACTGCTCATCGCTTAATTGGTCCTCTGAACCTGACTATATAGATGTTTCAGTACTCGGAAATTACAAAGTGCGGTGCTATGCTGGCGGCTATATCTCTTCTGGAGTCCCTAATTATGAAAATAGTCGTGCTCAAGTCAATCCAGATGGAGGACACGCTGTCTTAGAGTTAAATCAACACCAGATAGTTCCGATAGGTGATTCATACAGAGGGCAACCGGGACTCAGTTTAATAATCGAAGACGACATTTCGCCTACTGTTGACGAGTACAGTGTGTTTTGGGGAGGCGGTATCTATTACCCAAGGTTTGATGTAGGGTTAATGGTAATGTCTGAATGGACGGATTCCTTTCCATATTGTTGTGGGATAACAAGCTCAGAAACTTATCAGGATGGTTGCTGGATGAATGTCGAGTTTTTTGCCGACGGTAACGCTCTTAAAGAGAGGCACGTTTTGCTCACAACTGTAGTTGATCAAGATCTTACCGGTCAAGCGTCATATGCGAGTCGTTTAACCTGCACAAAGTGGGCGCATATTGCTGAACACAGAGACACAGATGAAATTATAGCTACTCACACCGAAGACCCTTATGACAACACGTCTATGAGAGATTGGGGAGAGTGTCCTGATCCTCCACCCGATTACGGTCAGATTGACAAGTACGTTTTTAAAGTAAATGCCTACCCCGATTCCGCATCTACTTCAATTATGGTTGGAGTCCGTTACCCTTACATTAAATATTACGAGACTGAAACAACACACTATTATATATTGAATGAATAATGTTTAAGAAAAAACTTCATTATAGTGAATTGTAGCGAACTGTGGTGAACTGTAGCGAAGCTACTTGGCATAAAAATTGCAATACCCTGAATGCCCAAGACTCCGAGTCTCCCAGTCTCCGAGTATACGCCATGTCCTAGCTGGTTAGCTCTAGAGACTATGGTTTTTGGCAAGAAGAGAGCATACTAGTATTAATAACGTGAGGAACACAACCATGGAACTTCCCCCTCTCAAGTACAATCGTGACCCCACATACTGGCAATTGTTTATAGCAAGAAATGAATCCTCCCTGACTCAAAGGCAAAAGGCCACAATTCGGAAAAGGATTCAACGTTTAAAGCATGAAAAAGAACAACTAATTAAGGAGGCAACTAAACAATGAGTAAACAGACAATCAAGGTTTTAGACAAAAAAGGCAATGAAATAACAACCCCAGACCTGATTACAGTGCAGGATGATGCATTTAAATTGGCTGAGGTGGATGCAGATCTGGTTAAAATGCTAAAAGAGGCATTGTACAGCAGGGCAACCCTGAAAGCTCAGCAAGACGCGATTAAGGCCCAGATTGATGAGGTAAATGATGAGATTATAGCTATTAAGGACATCACTGGTGCAGAGAAGGTTAAAAGCAACATTGGGTCCCTTTCAATAACCCCTCCCAGAGACACTGTGAGAGTGAATAATACAACAGTGAAGGAGGAGTTGATGCTGCAAGGGGTGAAAGCCAACGTGATTGAGAGAGCCTATGAAAAGGGGACAACTGTAACAAAGGGTAAGAAGGAGAGTGTAAGGTTCACTCCTGTAAAGCAGAAAGAGAATAAAACAAAGAAAGGAAAATAAAATGGTTGTTGTTAAAATAGAGCTTTGGCCTCTAGGCGACGAGAAAAAGGCGCGAGAAATAGGTAGAGCTGAAATAGTGAATGACGGCACCGGAACCACTGAGAGAAGTAATTATGCTGTTAATTTGCTGCACTCCGGTAAATATTACGGAACTCCAGGCGTCTGGAGGATTGGAAGAGTGGAAGATCATAGGAGGATGTTAAGTCCGTATCATTTAGTGCAGAAGGCGTTATATGATGCGTTATTTAACTGAATGGGAAAATCCACATAAATATAATAAAACATTAATAAAGGATTCAAACAATGAACAAAAATCAAATAAACCAGAAACACTGAATAAAAGATAAAGAAAAAGCCCTAAACCTTTGAATCATAAAATACTCATTGGTTTAGGGCTTAGATAAAAGGAGAGAACAATGGCGTTTCCTGCATCAAGTGGATAGGAAATGCAGAAAACTTTTAAGGCTTATTGTAATGATTGTTTTCGCCTTTGTCAACAGGTTTTTTGCCTCTCTGTTTTTCTCCTTGTGTGTTGCGTCGTATGCCGTGTTTCTTCCTGGCATTAACCACCTCTTCCTCTGTTTCAGCGAACATTAAATCATTCATGATGTGGTGTTTTATGGCTTTACACCACTCCTGCAACATACATTGAACATACGGGTTCGAAGGGTTAATTAACGCTGCATTAGGGCAACCGCAACACCTGACCACTCTATCAAACTCCTCATCCCGCATGTATGCAAAGCCAGTTGCGCCATGTTCTTCAAGTTTAGCTATCCCACTGCTTGCAAGGGTGACGTTTGCTTTACAGCCTTGTTCAGTCAGG